CTACGTGAACGGCAGCAAGGAAAGAAACGGTATTGTCCCCATCATGGGACGAGTGACAATCAACGGGACTGTGGCACAGTTCAGTTGCAAGCAGAGTGTTCCGAAAACGCTTTGGGACATCAAGGGCAACCGAGCCAAAGGCAAGAGCAAGGAGGCACGGGACATCAATTTAGCTTTGGACAACATCAAGGCGCAAATCATCAAACACTATCAGCGCATATCCGACCGTGAAGCGTTCGTGACTGCGGAAATGGTGCGCAATGCCTATCAGGGTATCGGCAGCGAGTACGAGACACTGCTAAAAGCGTTCGACCGTGAGAACGAGGTTTTCAAGAAGCGTGTCGGCAAGGACAGAGTAATGGCAACCTACCGTTCACGGGTAGTGGCAAGAAACCATGTGGCAGCGTTCATCAAGTCTTTCTACAGACGGACTGATATGTCCATGCTGGAGATTACGCCCGACTTCATCAAGGAGTTTGCCGCCTACCTCTCAACGGAAGCAGGACTGCGCAATGGGACGATATGGGAAAAGTGTATGTGGCTGAAAGGTGTAGTTATGCGTGCGCACTTCAACGGACTGATACCGAGAAACCCGTTTGCCCAATTTCACATCAGCCCGAATGTGAAGGAACGTGAGTTCCTGACGGAAGATGAACTGAAAGCGTTGATGACGCATGAGTTCGGGGATGCAAAGCTGTCCTATATCCGTGATATTTTCGTCTTCGCCAGCTTCACCGCCCTGTCTTTCGTGGACATCAAGGAACTGACCAATGACAACATCGTGGAAGTGAACGGTGAGAAGTGGATATTGTCCAAACGGCACAAGACGAAAGTGCCGTTCCAAGTGAAACTGCTGGATATTCCCTTACAGATAATAGAGCGTTACCGCCCCTGTCAGGAGGATAACCTCGTGTTCCCCAATCTCAACTACTGGTCTATTTGTAAACCTCTGAAAAAGGTGATGAAAGAGTGCGGGATAATAAAGGACATCTCGTTTCATTGCTCAAGACATGGGTTCGCGACCCTTGCTTTGAGTATGGGTATGCCGATTGAAAGCGTAAGCCGTGTTTTGGGGCATACGAACATAGTCACGACCCAAATCTACGCCAAAATCACAACGCAGAAATTGGACAACGACCTTACCATGCTCGGCAACAGGCTGAACCAATCGTTTAACAATGTATCAATGGCAGGACAATGAAGAGGAACATAATCGAAATCACAGAATGCGGTACTGTGATTATACCTGACAGGGATATACGGATGAGTGAAGCAGAGCTTGTCAGTCTGTTCGGGGTTATCGCTCCTACCGTCCGTACTGCAATCCGAGCCGTTTATAAAAGCGGAATACTGAAAGAGCATGAAGTACAGCGGTATATCCATCTGTCGGACAAATGTAGCATGGATGTTTACTGCCTTGAAATGGTTGTCGCTCTCGCTTTCCACATCCGTTCATACGGAGCGGAACGGGTACGCAATGCCATACTTGAAAGGTTGTGCTTGCGAAAAGAGAAAACAAGCATCTTCTTTTCGCTGGGTGGTAGAATGGAAACAATTAAATATCAAGCATGAAGTGTATTGATATGACGACATGAAGTAATGAAACCGATGCGTATTCCCATTGCCGACAATTCATTTATACAAGTGTTTGAATAGGCGCATTGCCATTCATTCACATGAATGCGACAATCCCGAAGAGTCAGCCATCATAGTGTAGTGCTTCTTCGGGATTTCTTATGGTTATGTTCTCCGATATACTGCAAGTTTTTAATACCGTGTGTTTTTTGCACCGTTCTGCTGTGATTTGCGTATCAAGGTTTTAAGCGGCTCACTCTAATTTTGCATACGATTATTTATCAACCGTTTAAGCGTATGAATAATGAGTAAATCAGACATCTGCAAAGAGGAGTTTATCCGAGTGGGTACAACCCTCTACAAGTTAGTGAACCAGCCCCGACTGAACGGCGGCTATGTGAAGAAACGCATCGTGTGGAATAACGAGACCCTGCGACAGGACTACGGCAAGCACTTTCTCGCCACCGTTCCCAAGTATGATGGCTTCTGCACAGTTCCCGACCATGTGAATTACCGTCCTGTGGTGGACAAGTTCCTGAACCTCTATGAACCGATAAACTATAAGCCGATGGAGGGTGATTTTCCCTCTATCCGTTCGTTAGTGGAGCACATTTTCGGGGAACAATACGAGTTGGGCATGGACTACCTACAACTGCTTTACCTGCAACCCATTCAAAAGTTGCCAATCCTGCTGTTGGTATCAGAGGAACGCAATACAGGTAAAAGCACGTTCCTGAACTTTCTGAAAGCCTTGTTTCAGAACAACGTGACATTCAACACCAACGAGGACTTCCGCAGCCAGTTCAATTCCGATTGGGCAGGCAAACTCCTTATTGTGGTGGATGAAGTGTTGCTTAGCCGCAGGGAGGACAGCGAACGGTTGAAGAACCTAAGTACCACACTCTCCTACAAGGTGGAAGCCAAAGGTAAAGACCGTGACGAGATAGCGTTCTTCGCCAAGTTCGTGCTGTGTTCCAACAACGAGTATCTGCCCGTCATCATAGACGCAGGGGAAACACGCTATTGGGTGCGGAAGATAGACCGCTTACAAACAGACGATACCGACTTCTTGCAAAAGCTGAAAGCGGAAATACCTGCTTTCCTCTACCATTTGCAGCACAGGCAGCTATCCACCGAGAAAGAGAGCCGTATGTGGTTTGCCACGTCACTGCTGCACACCGAAGCCTTGCAGAAGATTATCCGAAGCAACCGCAACAGATTGGAGATTGAGATGTGCGAACTTATACTTGATATCATGGCAAGTATGGGTATCGACACTTTCTCTTTTTGCTGCAATGACATTCTCACGTTGCTGGCAAACACGTATGTCAAAGCGGAGAAGCATCAAGTAAGAAAGGTATTGCAGGAGTGTTGGAAGCTCATACCTGCACCGAACGGGCTGACATATACCACTTATCAGCTTAACTACAATCGGGAGTGTCGGTATGAGCCGATAAGGAGAGTGGGACGCTTCTATACCGTCACAAGGCAGCAACTTGAAACGCTGTAATTCCATTATCTTTTTGTTGAATTGTTGAATAAGGATATAATCATACTGATAATAAGCAATATATACTCTCAACAAAATCTCAACAGACCAAAAGAGAAATTGAGCATAAAGCCACGACCTATTGTCGGTTTCTCTTTTGGTGAGTGGTTTGTTGAGCGGATGTTGAGCATCTATTTGTATGTATATAAACATATTACATATACCATTCAACGAATCAACGATTTTCATTCACCATTAAAACCATAGGAAGATTATGACTACACAGGAAGCAAAGAAGATACATATCGCAGACTATCTGCAAAGTTTGGGCTACAGCCCCGTCAAGCAGCAGGGGAAAAGCCTTTGGTACAAATCACCGTTCAGGGAGGAAGCGGAAGCATCGTTCAAGGTGAACACCGAACTCAACCAATGGTACGACTTCGGAACAGGTAAGGGAGGCAACATCATCGCTTTGGCGCAGGAGCTTTACGGTTCGGACTATGTGCCTTACCTGCTTGGTAAGATAGCGGAACAAGCACCGCACGTCCGTCCCGTGTCTTTCTCTTTTCGCCAGCAAGCATCCGAACCGAGTTTCCAACATTTGAAAGTGGGCGAACTCACGCACCCTGCATTGCTCCGCTACTTGCAGGAACGTGGGATAAACACCGCACTGGCGCAGACGGAATGTAAGGAACTGCACTTCATCCATAACGGCAAGCCCTATTTCGCCATCGGGTTCCCGAATGTGGCAGGAGGCTATGAAGTACGCAACCGTTTCTTCAAGGGCTGCATCGCCCCGAAGGACATCACTCATATCAGACAACATGGCGAACCGAGAAACGTGTGCTATCTATTAGAGGGCTTTATGGATTACCTCTCGTTCCTTACCATCAGAGTGAAGAACAATCCACAATATCCACGATTGACAACGCAGGATTATATCATATTGAACTCCGTTTCCAATCTCGCAAAGGTGGAAAGCCTATTGGCAAACTATACACAGTTTGGCAGTTACCTTGACAACGACACGGCAGGACGGAACGCTTGCGAGACCTTGAAAGCGAAGTTCGGGGAACGCTTGCTTGACAAGTCGCTATACTATCGTGAGTACAAGGATTTGAATGACTACCTATGCGGTAAGACCTTGTTCCAATCGGCAGAACCGATAAAACAGGATAAGCGAGTCCAATCCGCAAGGCGGATGATACAGCCACCGAAAAAGCGAGGGATGAAAATGTAGGAAGAGGATGCTTGTAGCGACA